GATATCTGCAGCCTGTGCTTCAGCCAATGCTTCACGACCTGCGATGATCGCACGGTAGTTGTTGGTAAATGTAACAGTACCTGTATCTGCTGCTGAAGTAACGTTAGTTGCTGTCAGAGCATAGGTAAATGTTGTTGTTGATGGTACAGATGCGATTGTAAATGTACCGTTAAGTGTTGTTGCAGTTGTAGCAGCAACTGTTACGACCTGGCCTACGCCAAGACCGTGAGCAACTGCTGTTGTGATTGTTGCAACGTTTGATGTCAATGCTACGTTTGTGATTGACACTGTAGGTGTGATACCTGAAGCGAGCTTTAGACCGTTAAGGACACGTGGTGTCTCAACGATGAAAGCGCCTTCGATAACTCCTACTGCACCAGCAACGAACGGTGTACGCTCTACGTACTTTGTTAGCTCCTGGAATCCACCTGTACCGGTTTCAGCACGAAGATCGGCTGACTGGCGTGGGTGGAGGTATGCTGCGTAGAGTTCACCCATACGAGGCAATGCCTTGTTTGTGCGTAGTGAAACGACAGCGTTGCGGATATCCGCTACTGACATTGTATCTACTGGTAGAACTGTTGCAGATGAAGTTGGAGCAGTTCCTGATGGACCGTTAGCGTAGATTGCGTTGGTTCCTGCTGAGAGGACCTGACCTACTACGTTGTCAATCGAATCTGCTGCGTTGTACGCGATGATGTCAGCAAGAGCTGAGTCAACGTCGTTGAAAGAAGTTAGGTTTAGCTTCTTTGTTGTTGTTACTGCTGAACCGTATTCGTTCAGAGTTACTGTAACCTGTGAAGGGTTACCGAGAGCAATAGAGGATACATCTGATGTTTCTGTCAATGTAGATGTTGCTTGTGCAAGATCTGAATAGATTGAGAATACAACTGATGATCCTGGCATTGCCTGTTGCACTGGCTTGACGTCAGCAAGTGAACGCATAACAGGAATGGAGCGAAGCGCCATTCTTACATACTGATCGTATGCTGCCTGTACGAGGTTGCTGATCGTCGAGCTAGAGGTAGGGGTACCTGTTGGGATAGCCATTTGGGTCTAGCCTTTCTTTAGGATCGGATGTTAGAGTCCAGACAATCTAATGACTTCATCTAGTTCTTCACGACTGTTTGTATTGAGAAGTTTTTGCATTATGTCTGCATTATGTTCTGGCGATGAGCCTGAATCTGCAGTGTTAGTCATTCTCTTATACGCAGCCGCTTGAGCTGGATCTACATTAGGTGTTGCCTGGGTTTGGCTTGATTCATAACCGAATACATCGGCATAATCATCTAGCCATTTAGACAGTGACTCTTCAGTTGGGTCAATGTCCTGCGGAATAAAGGAAGCAATTTTGCTATTTACCCCGCGAGTTGCGAGGACATCCTTAATTGCTCGTTCGCGCTGGCCCTTGCTCAGGTTATCGAACTGAGCACGTAGCTCTTGTAGTTCTTTATCCTTTTGCTTTGAAGCCTTGCGTAGTTGCTTTACAAGGTCATTAGACGAATCATTTGTGAAATCGTCGTCGTCATCCTCGTACTCGTAATTGGACATAGTCCATCTCCCTATCAGTTAGTTGATTTCGCCAGCCTCATACTCCAATGGGGATTGGGTATGGCTCTGACTCCTGGTATTATTGTCGCTCCACTAGGCCAGTCGTTCTAGTGGCAGGTTTATTATATTCCGCCTGCGCGGTCTCGTGCTAACGCCCCGCTAGTTACGCCGGACTGACCACCAAAGGTAGCCTTTTCAAGTCCAGTAACTTTCTGACGTTGCTTGCGTGCTTCAGTTTGTCCTGTAAGTTTGAATACTTCTGACTCAGCAGTTGCTTGAGCGTAAGGTGATTCGCCATAGATGGCTGCAAGTTCTGAACCACGCTGTAGACCGCTACCGATTACAGAATAACCTTCAGTAGCTGATGCCTTATCTACGCCATACTTCTGTAGTTCTTCTGCTCTAGCAAGGCTAGTTCCAAGCCCAGACTGCATCGCAGCTCCACCAATTTCAGCAGCAGTTACCTTGCTCTGAATAGTCTTAAGAGCGTTCTTAGGATCAAGGGCGTAAGCCAAGATATCTCCATTAGTAATATCAGGATAGAACTGCTTAAGCGCCTTGGATACTTCTGGGTTGGCATTAACTACACGATCTTTGGCAGTAATGATTCGATTTTCTAATTCTGTTGAAGATACGTCATTACCAAGAAGTTGTTCAAATCCAACCTGACGACCTGTTTCATCCTTTGTATAATAGGATGCTGGCAGATCATAGTTACGCATAATGTCTTGGTATTTATCTTCGAGTGCTACATAATCTGCTGGGCTAAGGGCGGAAAGACCTTTAGAAAGTCTGACCTCATTAGCCTTGAAGCGATCCTTGTACTCTTGAGTTCCACGTAGACGTAGCCCAAACTCTGCTGGAGGAGTACCATCTGTAAGCAGATTGCTGATCTTGTCAACAAGGCTACCTAGACCATACTGCTCAAACTCCATCTTAAGGATGTTAAATGCGCTTTTGCGTTCAATATCTTTTTCAGCTTCAGTTACTTTATCTAAATAATCTTTGGTGTACTTTTCAACATCAAAGGCATCTATCGCCTCTTTGCCTTCTTTAACAGGATCAAGTTCTTGTACATCTTTGTCGGATCCAGCAAAGGTTCCATCGTTATCAACGTTACTTGTTGTGCTGTTATTTTGGTCAACAACGCTACCACCTGTAGCCGCTGCCATCTTTTCATCATATTCTGCGTCTGGACGTATTGATGCTGCTGAATCTGTTGTGGATGCTGTTGGATTAGCAGTAGGTATGTTGAGAAATTGTCCTGGCCTAATAAGATTTGGATTGGTAATTTGTGGGTTAGCGGCAATGAAGTCTGCTAGTGATACTCCTGCTTTTTTAGCAAGAGCACTCATAGTGTCGCCAGATTTTACTTTTACTTTTTCTGCCATCATTTACCCCATAAATCCGAAGTCTTTAAGCACGGTACTAGCAACACTTGCTGCGTCATTTCGTGCATTATTTGTATACTGCCAACGTGGATCTTTACGTAGTTCTTTTTCAAATTCATAAATTGACTTAGTCCCAACCTTGCCATCGGGCAGCGTATAGGCAAGAGCACTACGAACCTTTGGATCGAACAGATCAATACCACCATCTGGTATTTCAAGAATGTCACTCATTGACTGAATGTAAGGATCAGCCAAAGTCTTAAGATTTATACCTGCCTTGATCTTATCTGCTAAGGCGGGGAAGGCTTCTGCTGCGCTTTCACGCAAGGCATTAAAGGCAGTATTCTCATCAATAGTTCCAGCAGCAATACCGTTAGCGTAACTAGTTGCAGCGCTATCAGATAGGCGAAGGCCATTATCTGTAGCAAAGTTCTTGAGTGCTACGAAGTACTTGCCTGATGGACCCTCTGGAATTGCAAGTGTATTAACATCCTGCTTACCAGCAAGAACATCTTCCTTTACCTTATTCTCAATCCATAACTTAGGATCTTCAGCATTAGCTGTAAGGTATTCGGTCTTCATAAGTTCACCGTTTTTATAGGTGTACTTAATCGTGCTCTTGCTCTTACCCTTTTCAGACTTATACTGGGCGGTAAGTGCTGGTAGCCAAGTCTTTAATTCTGTAGCATTAGCATCTCTACCTTTGTACTTCTGAAAGACTGTGTTGACGTAATCAGCAAGGGTTGAAGCCGGAGGTATATTAGAAGATACTTGCGTGCTTGTATAGACACCAGACTTCTTTGGTTTTTCTGCTTCTGGTTTGTTAGAAGCTGCTGCTTTACGCGCTGCAACAGCCTGTTCTTCTGTCATAAGACCTGACTCTACAAGAGCATCATATAAATCAGCCATTATCAGGCTCCTTTGGCGTTAAGTACTTATCAGTAAGAAGGTCTTGGCTTAGGAATCTATCATAAAGTGGACCAAAACCTATGGGATCATCAGTCTTTAATTTCTTGACAATAGAATCATAAGCAATTCTAATATCAACATTTGACTTTGCATCAATAGATTTTGCATCTCTCTTTTGCAATTCTGCTGCAAACTTCTTTCGTATATCAAAGTAAACATTAAGGCTTTTAACGGTAGCATTATTTTTGTTGTCTTTAATATAATCAGGATCATTCAATATCTTTGAGAATCCATAGACAACTCGGTTAGTCTTAGATCCGTCTGAATCTCGGTAGTCGTCATACCAAGGAGTTTGGGCAAATGTACCGGTTTTGGGATCTAAGATGTCTTTGCCATCTTTATCTTTTTGGCGAGAAAGGTTTAGGATAACTGCTTCTTTTATTGCCTTTAGATCTTCTGCACCCTTGGCTGTAATAGAAGATGATTGCATTACTCCAGATTTAATTCTGGCTTCAATTTCGCCATCAATAACATCCATCAACTTTCCATATTGAATCCAACCAATTTCAGCTTCATTCTTCATACGTGCTTCTGCTGGGCTTATTGGTTCTAAGAATTTCTTTGGTGAATCGGCTGATATCTTATTATTGTAAAGCCACTTGTAGGCAGCGTCTGAGAACTTGTATCCTTCTTTCTCATTAACCACAAAGCCAATGAGTTTAGGTTCAATAGTTGATAGTTCGCTAAGAAGATCCCCATACTTTTTTATATTCTTTACAGCACCAACTGTGTAATCTACCTTGGCAGGGTTAGCAGAAGTGCTCGCTGTGAAAGCAAAGTATTCTGGAAAATCCTTAAGGAACTTAGCATCTGCTTCCATACCGTAGAGTTGCTTGTACTCGCGGGACTTCTGGATGTAATACTGGTAAGGACTATCAAAGCGTGGGGCAAAAGGTAGAATAAGGTTTGCTGCGATACGCAACTTCCAGTAATCCTTTGTCTTATCCATAATTTGTTTTGCAGTAGGAGGCTTAGTGCCGTTTCTTTTGGCATTAACCATCTCTGTACTAAAGATAAGGCTATATGATCTAGCAAACTGGGCATCGTCTAACTCTTTATTTGCTGCAATAGACTTCTGCACCCAAGCAGGAAGGAAGTTAGATGCAAGATTTTTTGATGCACCATATGGCAAAGCCCACTTGAAAGCCTCTTCAAGTTCTGGCTTGTCTTTAACAATCTCAGAAATTGGAGCTGCAACATATGGCCCTACTGGAAAGATATCACTAGCAATGTTTGGATTGCCCTTGTTGTAAAGAACATCCATACCACCCTGGAAGATGATGTCTAAAGATTGCTTTGGAATACCCATTTGGGTAAGTGAATCCATACCAGGAATACCTTGAAAACCCTTTGGAACTGAAAGCCAGATAACATCACTACCAGAAGTCTGACCTGGTGGAACTATATTGCCGTCCTGATCTGTTACCAATCCTGCATTGTTTGGTGCTTGCCAAAGCATATAGCCACGATTAAGAATGGCAGGATTTGCTACGGACATCTTAAGCCAAGTCTTGTAAGCGTTCTCTTGTGCTGAAAAGAATGGGCTAATAAACTTCATTGCTCCAGCAAGGTTGCTTCGACGTTCAATATTAAAGAGGATGCCCTTCATATCGCGCACTGCTACGTTATGAGCGGCTGACATAATAGCTTCCTGATCTGCTGCTGTCAGTTTGCTGCCCTTAAGACCGGCAACGATATCAATACGACGACGAACTTCCTGTCGGTAGAGTTGAATATAGAGTGGATTTCTAGCCCAAGCATCTTCTGGAAGCTGAGCAAGGAACTTAAATGCTCCATTAATAAAACTTTTAATAACTTGATTTGAACCATTAGAGACTGCTTCTTCAAGGATGTGACCGTGAATAATAGGAAGAGTGGTTGGATCCCTAAATGCTGAACGAAGATCATTTGCTGTAACTTCACGGATACTTGTACGTAGACCTGATGACTCAGGTAGGTACTGATCTAAGAAACGACTAATCTTTGTAACATATTCTGCTGAATCTTCTGTATTAATAGCAAGACGCTTACGTAGATCGCGTCCTGCTGCAGATCCAGATAACCATCGAGAGATATCATCAACACTTTCACCGGCAACAAGCCTTCTAACTACCTCTGAGTTACCGAACTGCTGGCGCAATGTCTGCGCCCACTGCTCAAAGTAACCAGGATCTGTTGGCTTTACAACGCCATAGCCTCTGGACTGCAAAGCCCGACCAAACATATCAGAGTTGCTATCAACCATACGCTGGAATGAGTTAGCAGATGATGCTGTTCTGCGGAACATCTCACCTAAAGGTCCACCAAAGGCATCATATAGTTCATATCTAGTGCCATCACTGGCAGTAACTTCAAAAGATCCTGTGCCAATGCGCTTCTTAGGCTCAACGGTTCCTACACGGTTGATAATATCGTTGTAATGGTTGTAGATAGCAAGTTTTTCTTCTTGTAGCAGTCTGAGTGTGTTCAGTTCACCCATTGCATCCAAGTCATCTGGCTTAATTGATAGGCGTGCCTCTAGTGCAGCCATTCTTGCCTTAAGTTCATTGAGTTCACGAGTGACTATATTAGCTGATTGCTGAACACTCTTGATTGTCATACCATCAAACTTAGGCAAATAGCGATCAATCAGACGAGTAGGTTCTTTTACTGTATTGTAAATAAAGTTTTTAATTCCTGGACCAAGGTGGCGTAGAGTTGTCATAGCGCCAACTGATGCTGCGATACGAGCCTGTGAATCAATACCGTTACGAACGGTATAACCTAAGCGAATAAGTACTGCTGCCTTAAATAGATCCTGAAATCCATCCGCTACGTTAAATACTGGATTAGTTATTTTGCCCTTTATTTTAAGAAGACCGTTTGCATTTTCACGGAGTAGACGATCTAATACTTCAAAATCCATAATAGGCAGGAAGTTTCCTGTCTGTGATTCTAATTGTGGTACCTTGAGGATTGATCCATCAGTATCAACCATAAAGCCTCTATCTTTAATAGAAGCTAAAGCAGATCTGCGACCTTGAGAAAAAGTTCTGTATAATTCATCTGCTGTTTCTACATCCACACGGTGCTTTATAGCAAGAGCACGTACTGCTGTGCTTTCAATAGCAATAGCAGCAATCTGACGATCTTCAGGAGTTACTGCTTTCATATAATTATCTAATAAACCGTTGGCTTCATCATCTGAAAGAGCGCCAAGGCGACGTAGATTTACAGGTGTAACTCCAGCGATTGCATCAGATGGGCGTAGTCGTTCTAGTGTTGCTACTACTTCGCGGAAAGAGTCAGCATCGTTAAAGTCAACGATACCCGCTGGACGCTCACCAAGACCCCAAGAGATCTTTTGATATAAACGGTGGAAAGGTGTTGGCTGGAAAACCTCAATGTTTGCGGTTCCAACCTTCTGATCGTAGAAACGAATAGAACGTGACTTGGCTACAAAATCCTCTACACCTTGAGCAAGGTATCCAGTTGTACGGCTAAGTGCTCCTCCACCTTCACCAAGGGTCATCATCTTTGCAAATGTTTCATCTGACTTAAGCAAGGCATTATAGTTTGCTAAGGCATCATCCATTATTCCTGGTGAGTCATTAAGGAATGGAATCATTCCGGCTTCATCTGGAGCAGCAAATAACTTCCACTCATCAACTGCAGATATATCACCACGTGCTACTTTAAGAGCATCGCTCATATCTGCACGAAGAAGTGTTAGATCAGCCATAGCCTTTGGATCACCCATTGCTGATCGGAGAATAAGAGCTGTATTTTCAACTTGATCTGATTGACCAAGCAAGTGAGCAAGAAGTGCTGGCTGATTTGATGATCGAACTAAAGGATGGTTAAGAGCATAGACTGAATCATTAGCAGTAAAGTCTTCTAATACTTTAGTAAAACGATTTTGAACACCATACTGAGCCTTGGTAATAGCTTCTGCTGCTTTGGCAACATCATCTGCTGTCTTAAGAGTTCCTTTCAAAGCAGCGCTTTGGCCAGCGACCTTAATACCTTTGCCAGCAACAAGAGTAACATCTAGTGCAAACTGTCCTGCAAAATCAATAAGTCCTGATTGAACTTTACCAAAGGTACTATCGTAAAATGCGTTCTGTCGTTCTGCAGGATTATAGATATTAAATTCTGGATCGTAAATCAAACGCCAATTTCTTGCTATGGACTGACCAAGTGAGATTGGTGGGACTACTGTTACTTCACCTGTTACAGGATCAACAATCTTTTGTTCTTCGTTAACAGCACGATATGCTTTTTTCCAAGTATTAGGATCAAAGAAGCTACCCTTAAATTGGGTCTGATCTGTTTGAACAAGGTTAAAAGTTGCCAAAGGTTCACGAATAAACTCTCGGTTTATTTCACCAATTTTTTCAAAAGTAGGTTGTAGTCCAGGAACTTTCATAATTGCTCCACCTGCTGATGCAAGTGGGCGAATTATATTTTTCTGGCTATCATTCCAAGCAGACTTGAATGGTGCAACAAAACCATTGTAATCTTCGTCATCATTCCAAGGAGCAGTTCCAATGTCGTATGCCATTTTTGCGACACCACCAACACCATAGGCGATATCTACTGCAAATTTACCTGTGTTTACAACACCAGTTCCAACACCTTTAACTACGCTTGTGGCTACGTCGCCAATTCGATTCCATATACTCAAGACATATTCCACAACTGTTTAATGATGGCACGTGTCTCTGGAGATGTGTCTGGCAGATCTGCAACATATGCTAATACTGGCTTAGCTGCTTGGATTGCTGCACGGAAGTTTGTATCATCTTCTTTACGCATTTGCAGTGCTTCTGATCCAGCGCCAGGACCTCTATCAATACCTGTGGTAATTGGCTCGTCTGCAGACTCAGTCTCTGCATAAAGTGAAGTAATTGGTCTTGCCTTTGGCATTACCTCTGATGCTGGCATTGAGCCAGGAGATTTAGCAAGTGGAGCACCTGACTGTATAGCAGCCGTCTCAACACCTTCGCCGTATGCAATAGAACCCATCTTTAGATCATCGGTACGTGTGGCATATTTACCTGGACCTGCAGGGCCAGCCAATGGATTCATTGGTGCTGTTGTCATCGGTCCTCCTCTAAAGTCTCTAGGTCTTGCGCCATCTGTTCCCACGCCTGATTGGTTTCAGTCTTGTGGTTAGAATGGTAAATACTTAATTCATATAATGATTCAAAAAATCCTGATGCTACCTGTGATAAGTTAAACATAGTTTCTGTAAGTATTACTACAAAATCAGAAGAGCGTATAGGACGACGTATTCTATTATTGTCCATCGTCCTACACACCTTCCGCCAAAATAATTAACCTTTTTTTACTGATGTTCCTTTGCGAGCTTTTGCCATCATTCCGAAAAAAACCTTGCCGCCTTTTGGCTTAGAGGTATCCTTCTTGCCTTCTACAGGCATTGCCATTGGCGCCTTAGCGCGTGATCCCTTATTCATATTTACACCTCCCTCACTTATGCTGCGCCGGTAATACCAGCGAGTAGTTGTGCTATATCCGGACGTTGACCAGCAGCAGGGGCCGAACCAGCTTGTGTTTGTGTAGGTTGCTGCGAGGCAGGGGCGGGGGCCGCACCTGCTGCTGGAATCTGTTGCTCCATACCTGGTGCCATAGGTGGCATCTCTGGGGTTGGTGCTGGTGCTTGTTCTGGCGTAAATGCCTTTTCAATAATGTTTTCTAGTGCTTGTCCCTTTTGGCGACCTTGGATAACAGCAGCGATACGGCTGATAGCCTCTGAAGGGTCTTGGCCTTGCGCCGCGAGAGCCGGTATTGACTGTGCATACTGAGCAACAGCAATCCGCAAAGAATCGCGCATTTCTTCAATGTCAACACGTTGCTCCTCTTGTGTAACGTTTAGATCCATAGGAATCTCACGACGTACATAGTCGCGTGAGACGAGTTTATCTGAACGCATTTGTAGCAAAGCAATAATGGCACGGTTAGGATCCATACCAGACATAATTCCGTAACGGACATCTACGCCATACTCACCCTTAATATCGCGTGATGGGATGTACTTGAGTACATATGGTGTTCCATCGTCAGATCCCTTAATAGTTTTTGGGATACCGCCGAATACTTTCTCATCTGCTTCAAAGCAGAGTGAGATAAGTTCTGTAAATAGTCGAGCAAACTGTGCTTGTGCTGCCTTAATCTGTGTATCAAAGCCTGCCTGTAGAGCTTGTACTCCACGACCTGTGATAACAGAGGCGCTCATTTCACCTGAACGAGACTCTGGGTAGCGAGCACCGAGGCGAAGTTCACGCTCTAATACACCTGATTCTGTAAAGACTCCAGGTGGTAGTTCTAGTGGTACACGACGGATTCCTTGTGGATTAGCAGAACGCATAATTGCATCTGGTCCAAGTGCCAACTCTTGCACATCTTGTGGGATAGCAATAGGTGCTTGGATAGACTTTTCAGCAGCTTGGATTTGCAAGATAGCAAAGCGAGCACGAGCCAGTTGGACTGAGAGTACATCATCAAACTGACCGCGTGCTTCGCCATCTAAGGAGGAACGCATAACAGTACGTGCCATACACTTACCAAGAATGTTTGGTGTTGAGGATAGAACTAAGTTCTTACGCTCAGGAAGGTATAGCAGGTCTTGATCTTTGTCGTGATATCGAACCATTGATACATAAGGAGAAGATAATTGATACTGGTTACGACCTAGAATCTGATCGTAGAACTCTGGATATTGTGATGCAAGGGATTCAGCATCTGTAACAATAACCTGAGTAACAGATAAGGTTCTGCCATAACGGTCTAACTCTGGATAAACACCAAATGGGTTAAGCATACGAAGGCGAGGATTGTTATCATCGTAATCCATCTCAACCATACCGATACACATACCGTAGGTGTTATACCAATCGGCTGCTGTGTACATCTGTAGTTGTAGATCAGAGTTTGAAGTATAGAAGTTAGCAATGCGTGTACGAGTATCTGCAGCCTTACGTGCTGTATCAGAAACCATATTGGTTGCCGAACAGTTAAAGGATGGCAGTGGGGCCATAGCTTCTGCTAGATCACGTGCTGCTACGTCAATGAAGTTGGCAACGAGAGGCTTTGGATAGTCCTCTGAGAACATCGAAGGAAATACCTTTGAGATATCTCCTTGACGTACCGAAAGCACATCGCGCATACGCTGGTCACGCGCTGCTGAGCGCGTACGCAGGCGCGATAACTTCGCGTCAACTTCTTTGACTGATAACAATGTAACTCCTAATAACGTGGGGTAAAACTAGCGCTTCTTTTTTGCAGCTTTGTCAGATGAATCTTTAAGTTTCTTAATCATTGGCTTAATAGGCTTACCTTTTGCTAATCCGCGTTTTGCAGCCTTGTCAGATGATTGCTTTAATGGTTTAATAGATGTTGCCTTCTTTACTACAGCCTTCTTCTTAGCAGCAGCATTAGCCTTGGAACGTCGCATCATATCTTCCATTTCCATCTTGGAAGTCTTCTTCTCAACGCCAGCGCCATACTTTGCTTGGAATTTGGCTAGGTCATCAATTTGCTTTTTTACTGCCTTTTCAGGAATACCTAACTTACGTGCAGCGGCATAAAGACGTGAAGGATTTTCAAATCTTTCCTTACGTGTCTCTGTTGTTTCTGCTGTATTAACGATAAAGTTTTCAAACTTTTCGCCTTTTGTCTTGCCGTTAAACTTAACTCCAGCAACACCACCAACCTTTGGGAAGGCTCCCTTTGGCTTGTTTAACTTCTTTGGTGCCATATCTATTCTCCTTGGTTGGTAAAATTACTTCTTCTTTATATTC